ATGAAGGCTAAACATAACCTGCCTTCGCTAATCACGGAGTACGAGTCTTCTGACCGCAAGTCTATGCAGAGTTTAAGCGACAAAGACCTAGAGTCTTTTATCAAAACCCTTGAGAAGTCTAATCACTATGACAACAAGGAATACAAATACGCAACCGATGAACGAGCCCTACGAGCCAAGCGAAACCAAAAAGTTCTACGATGAACTGAAGGGGCTTGCTGAGGACATGGAGACTCTGCGTAAAGACAACGAGCGTCTCAAGCACGAAGCCCTGTACTGGCGTATCGAGGCTCAGACCGACCACGCAAGATGGTTGCGTTGCCTTGAAGACCTTGAGAACCTGCGAAAGGAGAACAGGCTGTGAGCAAGGTATCTCTTGAGGCTAGTATGATGACCCGCATCGGTGAACTCAAAGCCGAGAACACCCGCCTCAAGGCCGAGGTCGAGCGGCTGACCAAGGCGGGGGATGCTGTTTGTGAGTCTCCCTATGCTTTGGAAACTGACCCTGCTGTGATTGAATGGCGTAAGGCTACGAAGGGAGGCCAGTCGTGAGCGAGGAGACGCAAGATTTAGAAAACAGTCTTAATCGTCTGCGGGACAGGTACGCTGAGTTGTGTTCCAAGAACGAGGCTCTACGCAAAGCGGGGGCTATCCTAAGCAAAGAGGCTATGGTCGTTATGCTCAATGGCGGGGCTCACGAAGAACTCATCAAGGCTCACGATGACTGGAAGGACTTGACTAACGGCAAACCTAAATGGGGCAAGACCTGCACCAAATGATTCACGAATTCAGAAACCCTATCCCAGTCAGCACCGACATCGGCTACGGCTGGCTGATGTATGTTCGTGACGGGGGTACTTGGTCTAACGATATCTTTGCTATTGTATTTGAGAAAGACGGGGTTATCCGTCATATGCGTACCGACCAGTTCAAGGTCTTGCGTAACGACACCTTCGATATTTCCAATGAGCAAACCTAAACGAATCAAGTTCGTATATGCCTCCGACAACCACGGAGATAAGGTAGACAAGAAGGCGGCTGAAGCCCTGTTTGCTTTTTGCAAAGACTTTAAACCAGATGTGCGTATCCACGGAGGGGACTGCTACGACATCCGTCCGTACCGCAAGTCCGCTGACGCTGAAGAAAAGAATCAGTCTTTGAAGGATGACATCCATTGGGGAAACTGGTTTGTAGAGAACTATAAACCTACTGTATTTATGATGGGCAACCACGAATACAGATTGTACGAAGGCGTGGAGAACAACACAGGTCGCAAGCAGGAACTGATTCAAGAAACGCTGGACGACATCAAGACTGTACTCCGAGCCAACGGGTGCAAGAAGATTATTCCCTATCACGCTGACAAAGGCGTGTACACCCTAGGCAAAGTCCGTGCCTGTCACGGCTACAAGTGCGGAAAGAACGCTGTCGAGGAACACGCTATCCATTATGCTGACAGAGGCGGTGCTGTCATCATTGGTCACATTCACTCTATGCAGATGGTCACGGCTCAACGCTGGGGCGGTTGCGTAGGCTTCACGGGAGGTTGCCTCTGCCTCAAAGATGAAATGTCATATGCACAGAATCGCTTTGCTACCAGCAAGTGGGCTACGGGCTGGCTCTATGGCTATGTCGAAGGTAACAACTGGAAGATTTGGCAAGCCCACAAGGTAGGCAAGAAGTGGGTTTACTCTCACACCGACATCTAATGGCAAGAACAGACAAACAACTTAAGGAATTCCTAGTCCTAGTTGACGAGGATATCCTAATCGCTGACGGGCTTTCTTATGCCTTTGTAGGGCTGGCTCGCTCGCAAGGTGAAATCGTATGCGTGTACTCTACGAACTTAATCGTAGACGAACTAATGAAGAAAGACATGATGGACATCGAGACGGCTGAGGAGTATGTTCAGTTTAATATCGCTGATACCTATGTCGGCAAGCGTACTCCGCTGTTCGTTGACTTCGTTCCTCCTTCTATCTGGGAAGACGATGAACAGTAAGAAGTTCAAGGAACTCCAGATGCTGTCCCAGCAGGGTGACCTAGATGTTATCCCCAAGGGCTGGCTCACCCGTCAGCAGGTCTGTGCCTTGTTTAAGAAGTCCCAAGTCACAACCGACAAACTTCTGAAGCGTCTGCTGGATAAGAACCTAATCCAACGCAAGTTATTCAGAACCAGAATTAGGTCTGGGGTTCGACCCGTGCCTTACTTCTTCTTGAAAGTTGCCAGCGGATTGCCATCCAAAGTAAGTCTAAGACCACCAAGACAACGATAGTCTGGAGTACATACTGGAACCAAACTGAATCCAGAACCCAGACGGAGGCTACTGCTAGACCACCGCCAGCAACTAGGATAGCACCACGCCACTTGAAAGGTGTGAAGGCTATTACTAGCAAGCCGCCTGTAGATACTGCCATGCCCAAGCAGGACAACGCCCAAAGAATCTTGTCCTTGAGTTCACGCTTACGCTCCTCGACAGCCAAGTCACGCTCTGCCTTAGCCGCATCTAGTTCTCTATCCCTATCCAAGACCATCTCCCACAGGACAGAGGTCTGCTCATCGACCTTCAACGCCTCTTCCTTGTCCTTCTGGACGGCCTTGGAGTCGTTTTCTTTAACCATCCGAGCGTATCGTCCGACTGACTCGACTGAGGGCTTGGAGACCCCTGAGAGCCTCGTTCCTTGGGACTCGATGATATCCCTAGCAATCCCAACAGGGAGGGAAGGAACGACAGCAACAATCGCAGAAGCGGACTCTGAGACGATTGCCTCGACTTTCTGGATGTACTTGTCTTTCTCTTCATTTGTGAATGGGATTACCACAGCCTCCTCAACAGTCTGACATCCTACTAAGGTTACAAAGATAAATAATATTGCTATGGTTTGTAAACTATTCATTATCTTTTGTTCCATACATTGAATCCAACTTATCAAGACCAGTATTGAAATCTTCCTTACTTAACTTAGTTATATTTTCATTAATCCACATCAGTCTTAATGGATGTTTAGTTCCCCAAGGAACATCAGAAGTTGGAGTTTGTTTTTCCAAGGAAACGCTTGTATCAATCTTTTGTTTAGATGCGTTTGGATTTGAAAACTCTCTAGAAACTGGAGATGGCAAATCTTTTAGTACCTCTGGTTTGTACTCCCATTTCTTTGCTTCTTCTCTACCCTTCTCATTGTAAAGACTTGTCGCATAATCCCTCAATGACCCAAAACTGCGAGAATTTAAGTTTCTCATTCTTTGAGCAATAAGATATGACTTATATTGTTCTGGAATAGCATCGTAATCATCAACGCTTTTTAATCCTAAATCTTTATAGTCAGTCATTAATGCATCTTTAAAGTTCATTTGTTGGTCAGCCTCATCATCATAAAGCAAATTATCACCAACATACGATTCATAAAAAGGCTGACGCTTTCCTAGTTTTAACAATGCAGAACCAAGAGCAGAATTTTCATAATACTCTTGGGCTTCTGATGTTCCTAGTTCTGGGTTTAATTTTCTAAATGATTCTACGCTACTTAAAAGTTCTGGCACTTGCCAAGGATGCTCAACTCCATCAAATGATATAACATTAGGCATTTGAACATTATACCTTCCAAAGTAAGAATCTTTTGCCTTCATTAATCCTGTTTGAAGTAAGTTGGGGCTTGAGTTGGGACGATTAAAATATGGTGTATAATTCAGCATGATTATTCCTTTACTGTTTTTATAAATTTCTTTCTGATGATGTCAAACAGTTCGGGGGCAATGCTACCAGCGATAGCAATGATTACGCTACGATACAGCGGGGCTATGTCAGCCTCGTACAGTCCGAAGTAGCACAACACCCCAACGATACCGCCAGCAATAGCCTTCCTAGTCCAGATAGCCAAGACGAACTTCTCGTTGGTCAGTATCAGACGGGCAATCATCCCTAGCATTCCTAGGATAGCCATCACCCAGCCAGTCCGCTTGAACTCCTCCACGACAGACTGGAGGGTAGGGTCATCGACATTCATCGTCTAGGCTCCTCCTTGTAGATGCGGTTCTTGGCTTGCTCCTCGTTGTCGTAGACCCCGATGACAGCCTTGTAGGGATTGTATACCCTGTACTTGGAGCCGACTCTGGAGATGACATAGCCAGCGGCATTCTTGAGCAACACGCCTGTAGGAGTACGCTCTGATGTGAATGTGCTGAAGCCCTCAGAGGGTTGGAATGGCATCCTAGATTTACCCTTTACCTCTTGATACGGAATCTGACCTCCGACATGAGAATGATACGAGCCTTCTCCAGCCTTATGAATTGAAATTTCTTTTCCGCTTTTTTTGTTAACCATTTCGGTTACATGGGCTGTTTTATCGAACATGATTAACCTCGCTGGTTCTCCGCTTTCTTGCTCGATGCTGGCATCATAACCTCTGTGACCGCTGTCTGGCGTTTCCTTAAGAGGGCTTGTGATTTCTAAAGCACCATATACATGACCCGCTGGAACATCCTTGATAACATCCTCAGCCATTAAGTTTCCAAACACACGCTCCATTTCAACGATAGAGAATCCTCTTTCAAAGCCCTTGTGGAAAGATTTAACAAGAGCATTTTTGCTTTTCTTAGAATCAAACGCACCAGCCTTATCAAGTTGCCTTGCAATCTCTCTTGTGAATTCACGCCTTTGGTCAAATCCTATTTCATTAGACTTAGAATTAAGAAGAGCATCGTCAATTCTTGCGTATAATTCTTCCTTTCCAAGACCTTCAAGGCCTTGTATTCCTAATTTCGTTTCGGCAGACTTCTTTAATGCCTCAACATATTTTAGGTCTGTCATAACCTTAGAGTCATTAAGGTGCTTAAAGATGTTAGACACTCCTCTAGCACCATCAACAGAAGCAAATATCTTGCTATTGTCACCGCTACTAGGTTTCACCAGTAAGATGTAGGTTTTCTTATTTGGGTTAGTTTTAAGTTGGTCGTTAGCATATTGAACTAAGATGTTTGTTTCACCATCTCCAGCAAAGTTGCTCGCCCAGACTTTCTTTCCGTTAGCAATAGCATAGAAAATGCCACCCTGCAAGTCAGCCAAAGCCTTATCTCTAGCCGTTACTTGACCAATCTTGGCTGTGTCTGGAGTGTGAGCAATGAGGTTAGCGTCTTCTAATCCAAGCCCCTTGTAGGAACTTGTGCGAAGGATTCTTCCAGAAGCCATACCTTCAAGAAGCAACTTTATATTGCTAGACTGTGTGCCAATCTTTTCTGCTTTGTTATACCAAGCACTTCCTTGATTGTCCTCCCTAGGCTGGAATTTAATTCCTCCCTTATCCTTTTCACTTAAACCAAACTGGGAGCGAATCTCTCTGTCGGCAGTATAAAGCCAGAAGTCAAAATCCTTTTCTGAAAGTCCAGGAATTCCTAACTTTGTAATGATGTTTTCCTTAAGAAGACGGAACTGTGGCAATGTAACTTTTCCTTCCGCACCAGCAAGCACACCAATAGAAACTCTTCCTTTTTCAATAATATTTGCTTTGTCATCAAGAACAGGCATTTCAATTCTTCCACGAACATCAGACAATGCCAAGTTTCCATAGCCGTGGAATGGAGATTTTTTATCTCTCATCATGCTTGCCATGTTTTCTATTGTTAAAGGAGAATTTTCGTGAACTCCGTATTTCTTAAAGTTAGCGTTATTTAACGACCAGAGATAAACATCCTTGCTGTTAAGTTCGTGACCTATTTCCATATAGGTAAACGGGAAGTTTTCTACCTCTTTAATTTTCCCAGATTTAGGGTCGAAGTATCTTAGATACCTAATCTTAGCACCAAACTCATCGACACTTTCTGGAGATGTAGGCCAGTCTTGATATTGCTTGGGAATTTTTACTCCGTTTTTGCTTTTACCTTTCTTATAGTAGTCGTCCCCGCCTTGGTATTCGGATGGCTGGTAACGGGCATCTTTATAGAGATAAGATGTTACACCTGTATGAGTAGCATCGCTATCTGGGTCTTTCTCGACATAATCAATCTGCGTTTTATCTCCACCAATACGAGCGTTCTCTTGGTCTATAATACGCTCACGGATTTTTTGAGGTCTTCCATTGTCATCAACAATCATACCTTGAACTTGCTTCATTCCCATACTTCTGAGTCTTTCAACTAATTCAGAATAAAGAAGGTTTCCGTAGCCTTTGCCTTGATGTGCTGGTGCAATGCTAGAGTATTGTATTAACGCTTCTCCAGTAGCCTTAGAGAAAGAATAGGATATAGAACCAATAGCCATCTCGTCATAGCCTTTTCCCTTCATCAACATAATGCTTCCTTCATCACCAGTACTAAATATTTCAAACTTAGGCTTGAGTCCTTTTGTTGCCTTGGGGTTCTCAGAAGCATATCTTCCGACGAACTCTCCGTCCATTTGCTTTTGAGTATAAATTCTATCGCCCTCCGCTGGTTGGAAAGCAGGACGATTTTCTTTGCTCATTCCTTCCTTAGCGAAGTTTGTCCAAGTATTTTCATTGACCAACTTAGTATTTAAGAACTTTAGTTCTCTATGAGCGGAATTAAAATCAAGGTTTCCAAGTGCAACATTAAGAGCCTTTACTCTTCTTTGAAGTTCGTTATTAGCAGGAAGTTCAGCGTGTGCATCTCCGAATTCCTTTAACAACTTCTTTACTTCTACAAGATGCTGTTCAGATGTTCCTGTAGACCTTTTGTCATTTGCAAAATTGCTTACAGCGTTTCTTTTGAATTCGTCTTTGTTGAGAAGCAAATCAGATATACGCTTTAATGCTAAATCAACTTTGTATTTAACTGTTTCATAACCGAAAGAACCATTGTTTATATTTATTCTTTCATAGGTTCTGTGTAGGATGTCTCCAGCCTGTTCTATAACAGTAGACATAAGTCCACCACCAAGTTTGTGTTGAACTCTTACCATAGCAGACTCTGGCTTGTCTCTTTGAGCCTCAGCAACAGTCTTAGACCAATCAGCACCGCCCTCCGCTGGCTGGTAGCGTGGCTTATCTTTTGAATGCTTATTCTTGATGTATTCTATAGCCTTTGCTTCTGGAGAATTATCTCCAAGCATAAAATCCATATCTCCATTAAGAACTTCTTTCAATGTTTCTGGATTCTTTTCAATATATCTAGCATTTTCGTGCCAAGGTTCGTGAACAGCAATAATGTCAGATGCAGGAATATCTGATTGCAAAGCAGAACCATTTGCTTGTTTAAGTTTATCTCTTGGAACTTGAACCTCGATTGTGACTAAGTTAGGATTGTTAGTTCCATAGAAAGGAGAGTCAGCAATAGATACGCCTCTAGATTCTGAAGACGCTCTCGTCTTTGAAACAAGAAGACCATTTTTAACTATAGACTGAATATTTTCTGGTGTCGTTTGATGATACATTCTAACATAACCATCTTTCACTTTAGATGTACCAAGTCCTTCTGGAATTTCCGCTGGCTGGTAGCGAGCATTAGGGTCAATCTTATTGCTTACATTAACTCCAGCGTACTCGCCACCTTGCTCTTGCATAGCCGCTATAATAGCCTTGGCTTCCGCTTGACCAATCGGCTTACCTTCTTCCCTGCGAGAAATAAAGCGTCTCGTATCGCCAAAGATAGCCTCACGAATCTTAACTGGAATTGCTTCCTTGTTAACAATTGTAGAGACGGACTGCTTAATTCCTTGGGCTCTCATTCGCTCAGCCGCCTCAGAATAGAACAGGTACGACAATCCTCTTCCTCTGAATGCAGGGTCAATGTTTGTAGAGATTCCACCAAACTTATCCCAAGAAATATGACCAATATTCTTTGACTGACCGCTACTGTTGTCTGTAAAGACAAGTTTATTCATACCATTGCCCTTGTCGATATGCTGAAGTGAAACATCCTTTGTCAGTTCTGGGTTTTCTTCCGCAATCCTTCCAACAAATCCAAACTTCCATTCCTTGCTGTTCGGGTCGTAGACCCTGCCTCCAGTATTGCCCTCGGATGGCTGGAACATAAGACCAAGTTCTCTTCCGTTAAGTATCTTTTTCCCGTTCTCATTAACACCTCTATTCACGGCATTGCCATCGTGAGCAGTTTCAAATACCTTGATTGCTTCGTTAGGAGTATTAGAAATAAGAGCGTAGATTATGTCATCCACGCCGCCATCCCGTGCATTCTTAAAGACAACGCCATCGTGACCAGCCTCCGTAGCCTTCATTATGACCTCATTAAATGTGACATCTCTAAAGTCAGACTTTTTGTATTCAAAGACAAATGGGTTTGTCATTTTGACTAACTGTCTCATCAGATGCGGAGGACGACCAGCATCTTTCCATTCACTTCCATAGCCACCAAAGGTTGTGCCTACATCAACCATATGGTTGCTGAGTCTTTCAAGCCAAAGAATAGATACATCTAATCTTTCTCCTGCTTTTGATTTAGCCTCTAACGGAGCAAGTATTTTCTCTATCTCATTTTTTACTCCTTTTGATGTGTCGTGATGCTCAAGTCTGCTTTTTACTTCATTAAACAATGCTTCCGTGTTTGGTATTATTAAATCTGGATTGGAGTAATTTTGTGTAATTGTTCTTTTAATTCTATCTAAGTCAAAATACCAAGCGTAGTCTGGATGGTTTATCCAATTTGGTTCAAGAGGAACGCCAATGTAATTGATAGCCGTGGTGTCGCTACCTGCAAAGAATGTAGCCTTTTTAGCGGAAGCAGAACCTGTGTTTTCGCCAAGTCTAGCAACATCAAACATTTTAGACGCTATAAGAGCATAGTTAGGTGTTCCGTGATTTGCAACAAATGTCACAGGAACGCCTGTGGCATACTGGTCGTTGTAAACCTTTTGCATTTGAGACTCCAAGAACACAGCCGCAACTTCTGGAGTTAACTTACCTTGCTCATATGACTCATAAGCAGTTTTAGTCTTCCAATAATCAGAAGACCTATTTGTAATGCCTTGTGCTTCAAGTTCAGCAATAATTTCTCCGTTTCTTTTAATTAATGCTTCTTGTTTTATAAGTTGTTTTGCATAGAAATCAAGAATAGGATTATCTCCAAGATTAGTTTTACCATCAATGTTCTTTTGTCTTTCTTGAATTAATTCAACTATTCTACCTTGAAGAATCTTTAATTCTTCTTGATTAGATTTAGAATCCCAAGTAAGTTGTTCTCTCTCTGCGTTTAATTGTTTTTCAATTTCTCGGAGTTCTCTGAATCTATCAAATGATTGCTCAATAAGTTCATTAACTTTAGACTTATTCTCTGGCAAGAGCATCTCTTGCACATACTGAGCAACAAATTCTTGCTGGGTTTGTTTTATAACCCGTGTTTCTTTTGTGAATGCTTTAATCTCATCGGTTGAGAAAAGGTCTCCGTCTGGCTGTAAAGCCTGTCTACGGGTTGCACCTTCAATTGGCTGGAATCTAGCCATCTTCTTGTCCTGTTCTTGTCTGACTTCTTCGGTGAATTGCTCTCTTTCAATCTGCAATTTTCCTTCATATTTTTTAGCCGCTTCTGACGCTTGTTCAATTCCATCAAAGACTCCAATTGAATTCCCATTCTTATCGAACGCACGAACCTTGCCGTTCTTCTCAGCGAACTTGTAGCCAAGCGGGTGCTTGATAATAGACCCGTTAGGAGTGTCTTCCCTAGCCATTTCTGACGGCTGGAAGTTTCTAGACAAGTCCTTGAAAGCATTTTCTGGAACAACATTCCAGCGGTCAGTACCGACACGCATATTAGCAATGCCGTCTACATTGAATGTAGTGACGCTATGACGGATGCCATAGGGAATCTCAGCAATAGGCTTGTTGAGGTAGACATCGCCCTCAGCCTTGACCATACCAAGCATCTGGTGCAGTACATCTCTGCGTCTGGAACCAGCACCTGTGCCATCTTCAAGAAGCACAGCGGACTCAAGCCTAGACGAATCTCCAGCCGCCTTGGAAGCGTTAGAAAGGTATCTGAAGAAGTCAGCCTCCATCGCCCCTCTGTCGCCACCCCACAGGGTTCTAACAGCAGAGTCAGACCACAGGACATCAGCCCTGCCATCGATGACAGCCTTGTCCAAAGTATGGAACAGGGAGTACATCTTGCCGTCCTTGCCGACCTTGAAGTCAACACCAACCAGAACAGCGGCACGATTCTTGAACGGGACATCAGAACCGACTAGTCGAGGCCAAGCGTAGTCACCGATTTGAGCCGTGCGACCAAGGTAACCGAAGTAAATAACATTACCGCCTTTGCCATCTAAGATGTTGTAGCCTTGTTGAATCTTATCAACCCACGCTCTGTCGATGTGACCAGACTGAACCATAGCCTCCATCGCCTCTGGGGACAGACGACCAGACAGATTGCCTTCGCCATCCGTGTAAAGACCTTGGCGATACTTGGGGTCGAGACCAGAAAGAATCTTATAGATTTCCTTACCAGTACGCATCTGCTCGATTATTACCTTACGCTGAGAACTGCGAACAAGGTTGCCGTTGGCATCTCTAGTCATAGAAAGACCACGAATGCCGTTGTTCTTAACAAATGTTTCTCTAGCCGCAGGTGAGAGCCTAGAGACATCAAAGCCTCCCTGCTTGTTAGCCATAGCGGTAGCCCTAACAAAGTCACGCATCATCAAATCAAGCGACTTGTTCTTGGTTCTGATACCATCCTTTTCAAAGGCTTGAGTGATGAACTCGTTGGTAGATGGGTCGAAGTTGAAATCTGGATTGATGCTCTTAATCTTAGAACGCCAGAAGTCTAGGAAGCCCTGCTTGGCATTGCCCATTACCTCACGCATAGCACCTAGTTCGCCACCCCTAAAGAGGTAGTCTACTGGCTTATTGTTGATGAAAGCACCGAAGTAGTAAGCACCGAATTCCTCAAGCAGACCCTCAAGCGTATTCTTCGTTTCAAGTGAAATCTTGTTAGTTGTGCCTCTAGCCTCGTATTCCTTTATTGCCGCTTCAAGACGCTGTGCTTGATTGCCAGCCTCTTGGCTGTCCTTGCCGTGCAGGGCATCGATATAACGCTGGAAGAACTTCTTGACCTGCCCGACATCAACTGAAGCGTTCTCAATTCTCTTGCCATCAGCATCGAACTTACCAAGGAGGTTCTGTCCAAGTCTGTCGATGAAGTCTGGCTTAAGCATCGAATCCATCATCACAGCGTGGAACAATTCGTGCGGGGCTGTCTCTTTGCCGAACTCGTTGAGGTTGATGTGAATCTCGACCTGCCCTGTTGAGTCTCTTCTGAAGACAAATCCCTTGGCGTTCTTGTACTCTTTTCTGGTCGCTTCAACATCCTTGAGCCTAGACGGACGCATATTGCCGTCCTTATCGAAGTAGCCTTCCGTAGCCAACTTCTCTTTGAGCAACTTGCCTCGCTCTGTGAGTTCCCCCTTGACAGTCTCGTCCTTGAGGAAGGTACGAATCATTTCGTTGGCTTGTGTCTTGTTGCCAGCATCGAACATAGCGTTCACACGGGCAACATTAGCCTCAGCATAATTTAATTGACCATAGAACTCGTAGCCGCTTTTGCCGCCAAAAATCGCTTTGGATTCTGGAGTAGCCGCTTTGTCAATGGCATTGAATACAGCGGTCTTCTGCTCACCACTAAGACGAAAGAACTGCTTTCGGAGGGCGTGGTCTTGAGGGAGACCTTGAAGTTCCTTGATGAACAACTTGTGGTCTCCATCGAACCTATTGCCAATCATTGACAAGAATGACAACGCTCTGGCTCTGGACTTTCTGTCTGTGCCGAACTCTGGGAACAACGCCAGAGGCTCCATTAATCTGCCTGTATCTGGGTCAATCTTCTGACTCAGTAACCAATCCATGTGAGCCTTTTCTGTTCTGGCAACGAACTTAGCATTCGGAGCCATTACATCGATACCAGTAATAATGCCGTCAACCTGTGCAATTAAATCTCTATTGCCTGAGAGTTCAGCAGTCTTAGCCATCGCCTCAAAAGCGGAAGCCTTGTCTGCGTCAATATTGCGTAGACCCTCAATGACCATTTGACGCTGTACTGCGATTCTGTCGTAAAGTCTGCCTTTACCAATATCAGACACAGCAGAACCCATACCAGCACCAATAGCACCAAGCATCAGACCAGCACCAGCACCGCTAGCCGCACCTTCCTCGCCAGCATTTAAACCACCAAGAATACCACCAATAGCCATACCCTCAGCCGCACCCTTTGATATGTCAGCGGAGTACACGAACAGCGGGTCAACCTTATCAAGAACATTAAGTAAAGCCTTAGCGTGTTGGGAAAGGGGAACTCCACTCTTATTGGCATCTCGGAGAGCCTGTCCAGCATACGACAGAACACCTCTGCCGTATCGCTCTTGTTTGCCAATTTGCTCACCAACCATTGAAAGAGCCTCGCCAACGCCTCTGGCAGTTGTAGAACCAACAGCCGCACCTGCGATATTACCAACGAGTGGAAGACCTACTGTGCGACCTTCAAGAGCCGCAGAAGCGGAATACCATCCATACATCTGAGCCGTAGTTCTGGCTTCAGCAACAGGCATACCTGTGACGACCTCAAAAGCAGAGCCAGCCTTCTCTAAGCCATAGTCAATCGTGTTTCTTGTAGCAGTACCCAAGAACTCAATAGGGGCTCCAGCACCCCACTTAATAGCACCACCAAGCACCTTACGCTGAATCTGGGAGGCTCTAGCAGAAGCCTTGGCAAGTGCTTCACCCATACCAATCATTTTTGCACCCTTAGCGGCAATGCCACCAAACGGGACGAACAATGTAGGGTCAGCGATATAAGACATCACCTGCGTCATCTCTGGATTAATCAAATCCTTGTCCACAAGCCAAGTCTCCTTGCCTGTAGCCAATTTCATAGATTGCACATTAAACTCCTGTGCTTCCATGAACTGCTGGAACTCCGCTTGCTCATCGTCACCATTGGCTGACAAGGCATTCTTTACTCTGAAGAAAACGCTGTTAGGGTCTTGCGATTGAGCCGCCATGCCATACAGACTTCGTGTGCCTTGGGCAAACGCCTCTACTATAGAAGGGGTTAACTTAGCCGTAGACTCAAGTGGCTTGTCGTAAATAGAGCCAGCCGCCGCCATTATCTCATTAAACACGCCTTCAGCGGCTTGACCCATCGAGTCAAGGACATCAACTTCCTTTGTCTTGTTATTAGATTTCCAAAGACGATACTGTTCGATGTTCATGTTGAACACCTCGCCATTGGCATTACGCTCCTGCATCGCCCTATTGATGTCTTCGCCTGTAGGGGCGGCAGTAATAGAAGCCCTAGCCGCCTCACGCTCCTCTGGAGGGAGTTCAGACAACATAGCCTCTAACTCAGCATCAGCGGACTGCGGTGCTTGAGATGAGGCGGTTGGTCTGTTAGCGTATATCTTGTTCTGGTCGTATAATTCAGCCATTAGATTAGATTCCGTATTTTTCCTTGAGGTATCTTTGACGAAGCGAGTCGTACTTATTGGCTTCCTCATTACTATCTCTAATCTGAACTGTCAAGCCACCAGCGGCAGAAAGATTACGAATTCTTCTATCAACACGCTCTGCAAGTGCTAATAAGATTGCTCGGTCACGAACTTCCATTGAGAAGAACGATGTAGGGTCTTTGATGACCTCATCGATTAACGCCTGTTCAAAGTTAGAGACAGTACCAACACCAATGATGTCAGTTCTAAGAGCCGCCTTAAGATTCATAACTTCGACCTTAGCCCTACCAGAAGCCTTGAAGTCAGCGAACTCACCAACTCTATCGTTGATTTCCTGCAATACCTTTACTCCTCGTCTAGCGTCAGTCAAACGAATCATTTCTGTTTTGTACTCCTTTTCTTCAGCATCGCCACCACGATACAAACCACCAAGGTAAATGCCAGAATTAGGCAGGAACTCAGTAGGTACAAGTCTTCCGTCACGGCCTTGTTGACCATAAACACCAATCATCTCCTTACGGATGTCCTGTAAAGACTTCTGCTCGGGCATCTTCATCTGCTCCCATTTGCCGTTCATCCGCATAAGACGGATACCGCTAGGAGTTGTGTACTCTTGGAGTTCAGATTCTGGAACAGCCTTCTGGAAGAACTGCTCAAAGCCTTGCACGGGAATCTTACGCTTACCAGTAGGGTCAGTCGGGTCGATAGCACCAAACCTCTGGGTAAGGAAATCCTGCACCTTAGATTTACGCTCGGTAACGCTTAGATTACGCTCATCATCGTATGTGCCGACAACAACATAACCAAGACCAATAGACGGAGTCTTTGGCTTAACAGGAGCAGGGGCTGAAGGTTGCATAAGGAACTTAGTCTTACCAGCATCTGAAATATTCTTTTCAAGAACCTTCTTTCGGTTTTCAAGGCTTGAGACATCAGTAGGATTGAGTTTCTGAGCAGTTGTAACATTGTTTGCAACCTTGTTAAATGCCGCTTCTTCTCTAGTTGTAAATGTAGCAGACCTGTCTCCCGTCAGAGCAGAGGCAGTTTCAGAAGCAAGAGTAGCGGCAAAATCCAAACTAAGCGGGTGAGAGAGTTCTGTTAAAAACTGTCTGCCTAATGTATTAACCTCACGATATTGCTTACGCATATACGCCTCTAGTTGTTCATCTGTCATCCTGCTTGTATCAACATTATTTTGTTGCATATCGTCTTGAATGGCATTTCTTGTCTGTCTATTAGCATACCAAGACGCAGTTGCCGTAGCACCCGTTTTAGTAACCTTACCTGCTCCAGCAACAAGTCCAGTTTTACGCTTATTTCCTTCAGCGTCAGCGGCTTTCACCGCCTCTATTTGCTTGTTGATAGAATCAAGTTCAGCCTTGTCTCTGCCGACTCTAAGCGTTCTGCTTCTTTCTAACTCTTGATTAATTTCATTTGGCGATTTTACCCCAAGGAATTCAAGAGCATCAGCAACATCCTTCTTGTATTGTTTTTCTGGAACCTCTGAAGGTTTTTGCATAACTCTTTGCAAGTCCTCAACCTCAGAGTCATAATCCATGAAATCAAATCCTTCTGCTTGTCTAGCCGTGATGCCCTTCTCAGCATTGATAGCCTCAAGTTGAGCAGAGATAATCCGTGGGTCGATGTCCTGTGCCTTAGCAGTTGTCTGTTCAGCCTTAGCCAGCCAGCGTTGCCAGAACTCTTGGTCGTTGAACTGCACCTTCGGATTCACCTTCTTGATTTCACCATAGTACTTCATCACTCTGTCCTTCTGCTGAACGATTGACTCGTTAGGATTGACGGAGAAATTCGGGTCATCGAGGTTCACAGCCTCGGTAGACTTCACCTTACCAGCGTACTGATTAAGAGCATCAGAGATGCCACGCTCAATGGCTCTACCACGCAGGAACGACCACTCCTGCAATTGATTGCCAAAGCCAGCCAGACGGGTCTCCGCTTCGTGGACAAGTCCAATACGCTGGTTAAGACCCTTGGTAGGGGCATCCTGTAGTGTAGCCGCAGTCTGCATCAGACCTTCAAGAACACCAGACTGAGCAATTTCTGGGTCTTGGCTATACATCGCTATCTTATTGGCGACATCTTGGCTAAGGCTCTGAATCTTTTGATTAGCCAATTCGTTCTTGGCTGAGTTGTCATTGTAGGCTTTAATACCTTCAGAAAGACCCTTGGTGAGGTTATTGATGCCCTGTGCATACATATTGCCGATGTTTGCACCAGCCTCTGCCATCCCAGTAACGGGTTGTATCCCGCCTTGGTATTGTTGGAACATTGCCATAAATTAGTATCTAACTCCTCCCATTAAAGGATTAGAAGAGAAAGATGGAGAAGAAAGTCCATTAAGCGAAGAACCGCCCATAAATGAACCAAATGAAGTGGCTCCACCAGCGGCTCCACCAGCGGCTCCTGCCGCACCTGCGGCTCCCTTAAACAGTCCAGCGTTTCCAAGGAATCCTCCAGCCGCCATTCCTAATGCACCAATGCCAGCGGAAATCATGCCAGCCTTAGCCTGTTGGTTCGCTATCTGTGCTTGCATCTGTTCTTGTCTATTAGCAGAAATCAGTCCAGCGTTGTACTGAGATTCTGGCTGGAAGAGTTTAGCCCCAAGCCCAGAGTTATAAGTACCAGCCTGTCCAAGCATTCCGCTTGCAGAAACAGCACTCATTTGTTGCATAAGAGGTTGACCATACATCGACATAGCCTGTGAAGCGTTGTTTTGACCGATGCCGTAGACTTGACCAGCAAATTGTCTGGCTCTGTCTTCTCTGGCGTTAGAGAGGTTATATGAGTTCAGAACCTCAGCCGCAATCGCTTGGTTGCCAAATTGCATACCCCTAGCCGCCATAGCCGCCCTAGCAGAACCTTGACCCATCCGCATCTCTTGGTCACTTAGGTTTCTACCGCTAGCAAGACCGCCAGCCGCCTGTGAAGCCATTGTGCTGTATAGGCCAGCCGTAGTGGGGTCTAGCGTGGCATTGTAGGCGTTTCTGGCCTGTTCACCTACCCCAGAGTAGACTCGACCCTGCGAAGCCAGCATCTGATTTTGTAGAGTCTCAGACTGAGGAATGGCTTGTCCGTAAAGAGCATTGATGTTGCCCATAGCACCCATCAAGTTCTCCTGTTGGAGTTGTTGCCATTGAGGGGTATACTGCCTCTCAAGATTGATTAAATTCCCTTGAATGCCAGCCTGTGCGTTTAACGCAGACTGCATTTCGTCCATATAGGAGCGTGGTGCTGGTGCTTTAATTTTGCTTCCCATTGTTATATAGTATTTAAAAGATTGATGTATTTGTTAGGCAGTTCACGGAATTTGCCGTTCTGCATCCCGACTTTTTTCTGATATTCCCAATTAGGAAATCTCCTCTTGAAGTCGGTAACAAGAGTTCTACGGGCTTCTGGCGTTGTAGCCATCCAGTCCATAATGCACAGAGGGTGCATCCCTTCTAGTTTAAAGTCAACTACTTCAGAGAACTTGCATAGGTCATCCTCAGTCGGTGTATTGTTCTTTACTGGATAGGCAACGCCAAGACCAGTAATTTCCTTGTTTTCCCAGACCTCAAAGAGATATCCAAAATAGGAAGACCAGCGGAGGTAAGTTCTTAACTCAATGTCGTCAAACCCAAAGCAAACACGCTTGCCCGAATCTCTGCGGGAAAGGATGAATGCAATTTGTTTGTCCAATATCATTACTTTAATTAGATACAGGAAGAAGCATCAGAAAGTGTAGATGTTTTTACCTTGGTCAATTTAATCATATATTTAGGCTCTTCGTTGTAGCCGTAATTTGTTAGCGTTTTAACTATAAGCCTCGGAGAAACATCTGCGGAAGTAAACGATTTAGCGAAAGTGTGTGTAGCCACATGACCGCCATAAGGAGCAGTCGAGCCATTGATTGTTTGAAGTAGTGTGGCGTTATTATAAACTGTCATTTTAACATCCCCATAAGCCGACCTTGTGTTTCCATTAACATGACCAGATGTGGTTTGAACATAGACTTCATATATCCAAGTTTCACCAGAAGGAACAGTAAGCACAGGCGTTTGATACACCATATTTTCAACACCAGCACCAGTAGCACCAGTAGCAGTTCCAAATATTACATAAACTTTAGGCTGAGAAATTGAACTCCAATTACTTCCATTATAAACTTCAGCATCAGTTATAGTAGAATTAAATCTTAAATCACCAGCCACAGGCGTTGCTGGACGCTCGGCTGTTGTACCAACAGGAATTTTGATTGCACCTGTTAAATTAAAAACAGGATGGTTGGCTATAAACTCAAGGTTTCCTTGACTTAAAAAACTCATTCCGCTTGTCCCAGATGAAATAGAAACAGCCCCGCTGTTTGCAAAAGCATTTGTTGCATTTAAAGTTAAATTAGTGCAATTAACCTGTACATCTCCTAAGAAGTCTGTTCCCGCTTGAAGTTGTAAAACAGAAGAACTGCCAGTTGATTGAATGAGAAGATTTCCATTTGAAGTTTCTCCTCTAATTAGGTCTGTTTCAATCATTTGCCCAGTAAGCAAACTGTTCTTAAGTTGTGTTTTCTTTAAAACACCAGTAGTATCTACTATTAAAGCGTATTCATTCCCAGTAAGCGTAGCGAGATTAGACTGAGCAGTAATCGCAGACGGGTCGATAGTCGCAGAATCTATCATTCCATTAAGACCAGCCGCTGTGACGATTTCGCCAGATACCCACGGAGGGCTTTTACCAGAGTTAATTTGTGGCATATTATTTCTTTGAGATTAAGTTTTTGCTCTTTTGGCTAGCATAAGCATAGACAGAGCGTATGAAAGGTCGGAAGTTTCCTATGAATTGAAAGCGGAGTCCAGTCCCGAATTTACGAATCGGTGTTCTTCTGGTCTCATCGTTATCAGTAGGAGAAGTGTAGTCGTCAATTAAGGCATAGGAATCCTCGTTTGACACATCGACATAGGTGGCGATTTCTGAGCCAATCTGGAAGTCGAAGTCTATTTCGGCTGAACTGAATCGTTTGTCGTTAAACGAGCCGAATGTATATCTTCTTGTCTTGAGTGACGAGTCGATAGTAATTGGCGTAAACTTCGTAGGCTCAAGTCTAGCACCCTCTGTATCAAGTTTAAATGCAGGGTCGTCTAGTTTAGGCTTACCTAACTGGGAACCATACTCATCGTAGTCTAATTCCTCTGTCAAGAAAACACCCTCGTTTGAGTCAACGATGAACAAGCGTCTGATGTTGTCCTTCTTGGCTACTATGAAATTAAAGACATCGATGCCAGCGGGGAATGTGTCAACAGACTCCCAAGCATTAAGGATGAAATTGTAAATAAGAACGGCATTGTTCGTAGCAGAGTTATCGAGAGGTACAGCGAGGTAATAACGATTGTCCCAATAAACAGCCACAGAACGATAAGCGTAAGTTCTATTGATTCGCTGAATGACATCGTTGATTGGGGCTGAGATAGGCTGTGCAGAGGTCAGCAACCTCATCGATTCGTTAGAGCCGACTTGCGTTGGATTCAAGGCGTACACCCCGTTGTCGGACAGGAAGATAATGCCACCATTGGCTTGTACAACGCTTTTCCTAGCCATACAGCCTACATCAGTAACAAGAGTCTTGATGAAGCAGTCGCTCGATAGGGCATCGCCCGTAGCGTATCGACCAACTCCTGTGTTCACATAGAATATGCTGTGACGCATAAAGACTGTGAACTCGTTCAGCGTCCAAGGAGCAACGGCTACGACCTCATCGTTGCCCCCGTTGTTGAAGGTGAATGAATCAAGAATATCCCAATGGGTGTATTCAAGATAATTGCTAACGGAGACTGTATCTCTGTTTCTAGCCGCAACACTAGTACTGTGGTGCTGTCCTTGTGCAATCAATCTGTTGCCGTAGTATAGCAACTGAGAGCAATTAGGAAATTCGTGTCCTGTTCCAGTCGTAGACGGCAACGCAATTATAGTGGTCGCCATATCCCACATCAACGGACGCTTGCTAAATCCTCTAGTTATGAAAACCCTGTCTATGGCTTGTATAACATCGCACCCGTCTGAAGTCGTGATTGTCTCTCCAACGGGAAAACTGATAGGCAATGACAGAACCTCAGTCTGCGGATTATAAGTCCAGAGTTTGTCGGTTGTGACCAGCACCATTATCTCCTGCCCTGTGCTGTTAATGAATGTGCAAGTCCCGTAGATATCTAGACCAACAATAGCACCAATGGTCTTTCTTTGCAACCCACGCCTAGGGGTCGCAACGCCTCTGTCTAGGCGGTAATTAATGGACTCGGAGACATACCCTTGAGGCAAAGACGAAGGATTATCACGACTGTTTAAGCCAATAAATCCTTGGTCGCCATCACGAAGATATGTCCCCTGTTCAGCCATTAATCCTTAGATTTTAGTTTGCGAATGACTTCCTTGCCCCAAGCAACTTTCTTCGACTCGGAGTTCTTCACGCCAGCATAGAAGCCAGCGATGAAGAGGATAGCACTAGCAATGAGATAGATAAGAAGTTCAAACATAAGATTAAGTTCTCAAGACATCTTGATTAGACATCGTAGTGTTGTCATAGACACTTGCAATCTGACATTGATGCCAAGCCCCGTTCTTACGAACATAGTAGTTGCCATCGCTAGGAGCATCAACAAAAGCGGAAGGAGAAGTTGTAAGCGTGGTAGAGTCGGGGAATGTAATTCCTGTAGCAGAAACAGTTAATCCAGAACCAACGCCATCCTGCATACGCAGGGTGTTAGCAGAAGAGTCATACTTGAACGAGTAGTAGCCAGAACCCATCGAGTAACCATTGAAGTTACCCGTGAGGTCAATGTTAGTTACGGAAGGTGTAACTGAAAATGCAGTCCAAGCCGCATTCTGTCTGGCATAAAGATTTCCATTGCTAGGAGCATCTGGAATGCCACCACCGCCAGTTACAACAGCCCAAGCCGCATTCTTACGAACATACTCAGAGCCGTCAGAAGGAGCATCAACCAGATAAGAACCAATGGGCTGATATGTGCTACTAGCCGCAGAGGTAGTCAAATACGAAGTCATCCCAGAAAGCGTCTGGTAGGTGCTTGAGGCAGTTGCCGTAGTTAAATACGAAGCAGAAACCCAAGTTTGCAGGGCTAGAGTACCAGCGTTAATCTCGTTAATTTTGGCTTGAGTAATCTCATTGCCAATTTCGACTACATTTGCAGGTAGATTTGGGCTAAGGAAGACAGACATACGGGTTGGTTAGGTAAGTTGTAATAGAAGACGAAGTGTCTCATTACACAACCGCATATGCGAGATGAACAGGAGTCGTAGCCGCAGAAGCAATCACACGGATTGTGCCGTTGTAGTTGTCGATATTGAAGAAGGTTGCTGGCTGGAGAATAATGCCAGTCGTGGCGGTAGCCGACAGGATGACAGTCACAGTAGCGGTAGACGACTGATTCTGGATAATGACGCTGATACGCTTTTCGTGAGCCGCCGCCGCCGCCAGCAGGGAAACGATAGATGTGTTCACATTAGTCGTTGAATGCGTGAACGACTTGAGGAATGGGGATGATACGGAGATGATTGACATAAAATTAGTAGGTGTTTCTCATATTGATTTTGCCGAATTGACCTTGCTGACGGAGGAACTTGTCGTATTCTTGCTCAATGACTTGGGCGGCTTTGCCTTCGATGACAGTCGCCTCGTTAATCATTGTTTCGGATACATACCAGTTAGCCGCAGAACCCCAAGAGAGGAACGAGCCGAATATGTACGGAATCTCGATTTTCTGCCAGAGCGTAGGGTGTGTGTTAGGGTTTTGCCCAGAAGTCGTAGAGACAGCAAGGCAGGTATAGAAATTGCCGTTATGAGGCTTGCCAGCAACAGGTGTTCTAGAACCTGTGCCAGAGCCAGAATCGAAGTAGATTTGGCTACCTTGATAATACGGGATAGTAGCAGAATAGGTGTCGCCTGTGAGGGTAGGACATTTCTTTCTGTATTGATACGACCCGCTAGCAACAATGCTAGGCAGGATGACTCTTATTTCAGAGCCTGTATCGTAAATCTGATAGTCGTACTGGGAGACTCTTGACGAGTCTTGTGGGTTTCTATTCCAGACACCCAGTATCTCAGATGCATCAGACGAAGGGACGAAGTAGTTCGTTCCGCTAGCGTCTTGTGTTGTGGTGAAGTCATCGATGCGAGTGACCTCAATCCAGTTGTTTGACTCCCAAGCCTCACGCAGTCTAGCGTGGGCGAAATCACGGAACTGGGAGAATGTTTCGTCCGTGATGTTATGGCGGTCATTACCAGAGTATTGAAGTGCATCGAACAGCACTTGGCTGAAATCTGTGGTTCTCATTTGGTTATGTATCCGTCAGCGGTGAATATGGCTCCGTTGACACAAGCCTTTTTAGCATAATTCTTAACAGCGGTTTCGGGGTTGTCTCTCAAGAACTCTCGCATAAATGTCTTATCCTCCCAGCATTCATAACCAAGGCGTTGACCCCAGTAATGCCACGCTTGAACGGGAATTGATGCGATTTTCTGACCGACACCTTCGATAGCCTTGTTTTCATTGAATCGGTCAAAGTGTCCAGCCTGTTGTGCAACAGCCTTCATCTTAACCTCTTCTTGTCTCCAACCACGGATAAGTTCCTCCTGCACCCGCTTTTGCAAGTGAGGAGGAACCACCTCAGCCAGACCTCGTATAAAGTCTGACATCCGTTAATTAAGCGGTGAAGTCGAAGACACCAAACGCCAGCGGGTTGTAGACGCAAAGGCCAGCAACCGCTTCAATCATTCGGGCTTCGCCACCACCAGCGTTAGGCAGAGCCGTCACGCCAGCGACATTGCCGCCATAACGAACTTCAACCATGTCGAACGGGATGACATAACCAGCGAAGGTCGAGCCAACGCCAGACGACACCTTGAGGAAGTGCGAAGGGTGCAGACGGAGTTTACCGAAGTCACCTTCAAACACATCGACAGACGAGATATAGGACTGAGCGTCCGACTCTCTGTTGAGGGTGCGGATAGCGGTCATCGGGGCTGTGCCTGTGCCTTGGGTTGTGGTGTAAGCGAGGTTCGTGAACGCTCTCTTGAGGGCAGAGCCGCAAAGGAGGTCGAAGTCACGATACTGGCCTGTCTGTGTGTAGATGCCTGTGAGGACATCCTGCACGACAGTTTCAGTCAGAGCCGCTGTGCCAACAGTTGAGCGATTGGCGGTAGGGGTAGCGAACTGAGTGTCGTAGGGCAGAACTGTGTCAACTGAGGCAGTAGGCTTGAGCCACTTGTCGAGACCACGGGTGAGGTAGGCGTTTGTGCCGTTGTCGAGTTGAGCCCCCTGCGTACCGCAGAAAGTGGACTCCATGTCACGCTTTAGGGCTTGGATGCCCTTGGCAACATTGTTCGCCAGTTCGTCACGCACACCAGCGACTGTGGAGATATCCTGTGTCAGAGGGGAGACACGGACGGCTCTACGGAAGATTTGGATGTAGTTGCTGAGTTCAGCACGATAGGTTGTGCCGCCATCCTTGACATAGTTTTCATAGGAGGTGACATCTGTGCCATCGACTGTACCCGTTGTCTTCGGAGTCGGGAGGCGGTCAGCCTGCCATCTGAAAAGGGTATTGCCAGGTTTTGAACCTTTCTTAGCCATCGATGTGAAAGGAGTATCCTTAGCATCGACCAGCGAGATGAGGTCAGCGAGTTCTTCTCTCTTGCCAGACGAGAAGGAGGGTTCTGTGAGATTAGCCATAGTAGTATATAGGTTTTAGGGTTTGATTACAGGAATCGGTTAGCGATAATAGATTGAAGGTCGTCTCTGGAGCCAGTAGCACCGAAACGCTTTTGAGCATCACGAACCTTGGCCTCTTGTGGAGGAACATAGGCAGGAGTTGCTGTACGCTTCGGTTGAGCAGATGCTTGTCTTGTAGGTTGTGACGGAGTACGCTTAGTTGCCGTTTCACGGGTCTTAACGCCTCTGATATAGTCACCAAGCACCATCTTGTAATCGGGGAATCTGGTAATTTCGGGGAAATGCTTGAGGAACGAGTCAGCGATTTGACGCTCACTTGAACTCTTGTCTTTCCACCACGGGTATTCTTTGTTAGCCACTTGGTCAATCTGTGAGAATTGCTCAATGTACTTGGCTCTGGCTGGGAGATGTTCTTCAAGAGCATCAAGGGCTTTAACCTTGATTCTTCTGACATCCTCAGAGGAATAATCCGTTTCGTTACCATTATTATCCGTTACAGTTGCACCATCGGGGTTCATTTCGCACCAGCGTCTAATCTGTTTGGCTTGTTCAGCCTCACGATTCACTTGTTCAAGTGTATTCAGATTTGTGTACGGATTGTCGGATTTAGGAGTCTGTGCTGGCTTGTTAGCCTCTTGCGACAGTCTCTCCACTTCTTCCTTCAATCTTTCTACTTCTGCTTCCGCTTCTCTCCGTTTGGCAGAGAGTTTGTCAATGCGTTTCTTGACACCCTTTGGCAGTCCACGCTCAAGTTCATCATCTTCAGACTTGGTTTCTTCGGTTTCCTCGGAGTCTTCTGACTGTTCTTGTTCGCTTTCTGTATTGGTTTCCTGTGAAAGAACTTCACTATCTTCTTCGGAGGTCGCTTGACCCTCCGTGTCGGTCTGTTTCTGGGAGTCCGACTCCTCCGCTACTTCCTCGCCTCCTAGGAAGGACTCGCCAATGATATCGGCAAGTTTTGACTGGTCAAAGGCAGGGGCTTTGCCTTCGTTTTGCGTGGGGTTGTTTGATTCCGTCCCAAGGTCGGATTGATTTTCTGTATTCATTAGAGAAAGGTCTAAAGTCCTATTTTTGTATAGCAGGGTTTTATAGTCCCAGAACTAAGGGTAAATTCTTTACAAACTTAACCTATGCAAGTGTAAACTGTGTTTTGTACCATTTTCACACGAAACATCTCACTCAGTTCTACCAATATCCTTAAGAACTGCGTCTCTTGTGGTCAATAAGACCGCCTTAAAGGAATTAAGGGCTTCGGCTCTACCGCAATGGTAAGCCCTGTCTTCGCCCTTGTTTTCCTTAGCGAGAGCGTATGCCGTCTCGGATTCGATAGACGCATCGAGCAACATAAGGGTAGCCTTCCAAAGAGGACTCTGATTATCGAATGCAAAGCCGTGAATAATTTCTTGTGGTAGCATAGATTACATTCCCATCTGGGGTTCCTGTTGCTTCTGCATCTCTTCCGCTTGCTGGAGTTGACCCTGCATAGCATCAGCCGCCTGTTGACCGACTGGCGTAACGCCTGTGCGACCAATCTGCTTGTTCTGTTGTTGGCTGATAGACATCTGGAGATTCTTGATGTAGTTCTCAAGCAATGCACGGAAGTGCTGGTCTTGTTGCATCTGCTGTTGAGCCTTCGGGTTCTTGCCAACGATGTCTTGGATGTACTGCAACTTGGTCTGGGCTGTTGGGTCGTTCTCGACATAGTTAGCCTCGTTACCTAACATCATTAGGCCGATATCAGATTGGATATCCTTATACATCAACTGAGAGGCACTAGACTGGTCAACGATGAGGTCTTTAGCCTTGTCTGGGTCGATAGCCTCAATAGCCGCACGAACTAACTTGCTCTTGTCGATAACACCAGCGGAGTCCAGCGGCATCACGAACTGCATAATCGCTTGCAACTTCTGCATCACGAAGTCGGTGTCGATTTCTCTGACATCGTACTTAATCTGGAAGTCGTACTGATTGCTGATAGACGACATATTCTGAGCCATCTGAGCGTTGGTGATTGATTCGACTTCAGCAGGGTCAAGGTACTGTAAGCACAGGCTGAACAGCATATTGTAGGTCTCGCTCCAGACATCCAACCAGTTGTTCACAATGAACTGCTGAGTCATCTGTGTACGCTGAGGCTGGATGTTTGGGTGATAGATGCCGAAGTAAGCGGCATGGTTCTGCTCAACGATGTTGATGAGATTAAAAGCCGTCTGCGTCTCCGACTGCGGAGGAGTCATAAACTTGTAGTCATCTGGAGT